TCCTGCTCGGCCTCGATAGCGTCCAGCTCCTCGCGCATCTGCGCCAGCAGCGGCACTGCGGCAGCGTACTGGCGTTCCATGTCGGCCGTGACATCGAGCACGACGTCGAGCTCGGCGAGTTGCCCCTGCACACGCGCGATGTCCTGTGCATTCGCGAGCAGGTCCTCCTCGATCTCGTCCAGACGTGCCCCCTGGCGTCGCTGCTGACGGAGATGCAGGCGTGCCTGCTCGTAGGTGACCAACTGCTTGTGCAGCGTGTCGCGGCGCGTCTGTTGGCCGACACTGTGCTCCTGACGATCGCGCAGCTTCTCCTTTGCCTGCTCAAAGGCAGCGCTCGGGTTGCGGATCTTCCAGGCCAGGTCGGCCCAGACGGCGCTTTCTACCAACTGGGCGGGCAGCATGCGAGCAGTGCAGGGCTCACCACCGCGGCGCCGGCTTTTCTTGGTGCCGTTGCACTTGTAGTACGGGTGCCTGTTGGACATGGCACCCGTGTAGCGCATGCCGCAGTCGCAGCGGATCTTGCCGCGTAGGAGGTACGTATAGCCGTCGTCGCGGTCACCCTTCCATGCGTTGCGCTCCTGCATCTTTGTGTTGGCCTCCTGCCACAGGGGGACCGTAACGAGCGCAGGAACCTGCTGGGTGTGTTCGACTGCGGCAGCGGCTCCCTCAAAGCTCAACAGGCGATCACCACGGTACGTCTCGTTGCGGATCGTCTCCCAGACACGAACGTGATTCCACGGCAGCGCCTCGACAGACTCGGTCACAGACTCGCGCTTTTTGTTCCACCAGCGGCGCGGCGTGCGGACACCGAGCTCGCCCAGCCAATCGGCGACCTGGTACGTCGACTCGCCAGCCTTGATGCGCTCAAACAACTCGCTGACCAGGTCCGCCTCACTGACGCCAACCTCAGGCACGAGCGTGTCGTTGGGCACCAGCAGACCTGTGGGCGTGACCTTGTACCCGAAGGGCACCTGGCCATTCACGAACTTGTCCTCCCTGGCGACGCGTAATTTGCCGCCCATCGTGCGCGTGGCAATCGTGGAACGCTCGAGCTCGGCGATGCTGCCGAGCAGCTGGAAGACGAAAATACCGAAGGCCTGCATCGGTCCTGGACGCGTGTCGAAGGGCTCGGTCGCCGACGTAATCGCCACGCCCAGGCGCTCGAGGTCATCGTGCGCCTGCAGCAGGACAGATGCCTTCCTCCCGAGACGGTCGACCTTATAGAGCACCAGCACGTCGAACTGCCGGTCACGGGCAAGCTCGAGCACACGGGCGCCGCCAGGTCGGTCTGCAAGCGGCAGCGCGCCCGACCAGCCCTCGTCGACGATCTCGGTGACGAGTTGCATGGGTACGGGACCACTACCCTCGAAATCGGGGCGGAAGCGTCCGCGGAGATAGTCGAGCTGCAGTTCGATCGTGTTCTGGTCGGCCTGCTCATCAGTCGACACACGACAGTAGAAGACGACGCGTTGGAGCGAGCGCGCGACCGATTGGACAAGGTGCAGTTTGCTACGGCGCCGAGTGGCGGAGGTCATGGCCGCGCGTCTTTGGTTGGTACACTCGCCATTGCAGGTTCAGTCCTTTCACACTGTTGGATCTGCCACTGCCCCGGCCGTAGCGACACCACGGTGCGGGGCAACTTCTTTTTATCCGATGGTGAGTTTGGTAGGGGCGACGCCGAGCGCACGCGCGACCGCGCGCACTGTCGATGGTTGCACACGAGCACCGCGCTCAAGACGGATCACTGCAACGCGACCGATACGAGCGCGCTTGGCGAGTTGAAGTTGAGTCAATGCTTGCTGCAGACGCAGGCTTCGCACCCGCCGTCCGATAGGGTCCTGGATATCTAACGTGTTCGACACGTGTTCATTGTATGTTGCGCGTATGTAGCGCCTGCAATATACTTGCGCCATGCAAAGAGAGCAGGCCAGTGTTGAAGCCACCAGCCTGCTCGAGGCCAACACCTGGAGTTAGACAGGCATCAGCCATGAACAGCGTATCTCTCAAGCGCCTCACCAGTTTCGACTACGCCGTCGGCATCGGCTTCACCGAAGCCTGGGTCAACCCCGCCGTCGTCGCCTACGTCGCCCCGCGCAAACGCTACGACTCGAAGTCGGACCGCCATTCCTTCGACGGCACGCTCATCTACTTCATGGAGGAAGCCGGCGTGCTCGCGGTCAAGGAGCCCATCGGGCAGGTCGTCGCACTGCTGCAGAGCGGCAGCAACGGCATCTGCCGCGACTGCTACCAGGTCATCGAGTCGTGGGCAAGTCTGTGCGAGGACTGCCGCCGAGGCCAGCACAATGGCGTGCACCCCGACCCTGAAGAGGCGCTCGCATGAGCGCCACTCTGGACCAGCAGCCCGATCTCTGGGACGGGCTCGAGGAAACGTTTCTTGAGCCTCCTGCCGCGGCCGGCAGCTCCGCACCGTCGAGCGTCGTGCTGCAGCCCGTCGCGCCGCAGAGCTCCGTCGAGATCGCTGACAGCGCGTCAGGTCCGCGGCTGGTGGTCAAGTGCTACTCCAGCGATGCGCGCGAGGCAATGGCGATGGCGCTGACGCTCTACGCCGAGTCGCGGCGCCAGCTCGGCCTCGACGACTCACCGTCACTGCGCCTGGCGGACCGTCGCGCGTGATCGGCACTAACGGGCACCACTCGAGCGACTCCGAGTCGCAGGGGCTCGTCGAGGGAACGGTCGAAGCCGTCAACGCCCGCGGCATCAAAATCCGCGGCGAGTGGTTCAACGTCTCGCAGTTCAAGCCGCTGCCACTGCCGGAAGTCGGCGAGTACGTGCGGCTGAAGCTGCAGGCAAAGGGTTTCATCGACAACGTCGAGGTAGTCAAGGGTGCCCACGACCCTGAAACTCCCACAGTTTTGAGTGCCAGGGACGACCGCATTGCACGGCTCGCGGTGCTCAAAGCAGCGGCGCAGTTCTGCGGGCTCTGGGGTCAGTCACGGGAAGAGATCAAGTCCGACCATGTCCTGCTGCTTGCGGACAAGTGGCTCAAATGGGTCGAAGGGGAATAATCAAATGAACACGACCGAAGAGGGACAGACGTGGATCGACATCGTCAACAGCCCCGAATGGAAAGCCCGCTCGCTGGAATTTGAAGCCGAGCGCAAATCGTATTGGGACAGCCTGCCGTGGTGGGAAAGACACAGCGACGCGGTCAGTGGCATCAAAGCGCTGGCCTTCGTCCTCATCGGCATGCCCATACTCGGGCTTGCTGTTGGCGCGCTCTCAATGGTTGTTCTCAGTAACGCGGCAACTGCGGTCGTGTTCGGTTTGGTCGCAATCCTGATTCTGTTCGGCAATACCTGGACACATGGCGACGTCAAGTAAGACGCTCCGCTGGGTGGAATGGGCGTGCGCGCCGATCCTGGGGTTAACCGTGGTGTTCTCGTGGGCCCACATGGAGTACGGCACCGCGGTCATCGTCGGCATCTGCGCCGGCTTCGTGCTCGGTATCCAGCTCGGCGCCACCTTCGTGAAATCGAGGTATCGCTAATGACGGATATATCTAGCAAACAATGTGCATGCGGGAGTTACCACGAACTGACTCACCCGCATTTTGGAACGATGTACACCGCCGCAGGTAACGATCCTGGCGTGCGCGTGCTTGTTCTTCTTAATCAGAATTCTAAACTCCGCGCCGAGAATCAGAAGCTTCGCGCCGAAGTCGAGCGGCTAACGTTCCTGCATGAGCAAGATCACAAGCTTGCCGACCGCTACCAAGAACACCGCGAAGCGGCTGAGTCCGAGGTCGAGCGGCTGCGGGCGGTCCTCGAAAAGATACTCGACACTGCGCTGCCGTCGAGCACGTTCCGCATGCCACCCTACCTCGTTGAAGCCATCAAGGATGCCCTGCGCGATGCCCCTGATAGCTAAATGGAGGATCTGCCCGCACCATCAGAAGCCGGAGCGGTTCCAGTACGTGTGCTTCACCTGTGGCCGGTACGGCTGCGTGCGGCATTACCCAGAGTCTGGCCCCTATCGCGCATGGATGTGTGAGACAGAGCGCAACAAGTTGCGTCGTAGCACGGCTAAGAGCGTTTGATAGCGATAAGTGCCGCTATATCTAGCAAACACAGAGCTATGCGTGGCGCCCAAAACCTGATTAACTTTCGCCATGCCGCTCGTGCTTAGCCTCTTCCCCGGACTCGGTTTGCTGGACCTGGGCTTCGAGCGAGAGGGCTTCTGCGTCGTGCGCGGCCCAGACATTCTGTGGGGCGCCGATGTTCGCAGCTTCCACGCTCCTGAGGGTAGTTTCGAGGGCATCATCGGCGGGCCCCCGTGCCAGGTGTTCAGCCAGTTCCGCCACATCAACCCGCTCGCTGGTCAGAAGCACGGCAACCTCATCCCCGAGTTTGAGCGGCTCGTCGCCGAGGCGCGACCCGAGTGGTTCGTGATGGAGAACGTCCCAGCCGCGCCGGCGCCGGTCATCGCCGGCTACGCCATCCACTCGCAGGTCTTCGACAACCGCTGGCTCGGCGAGCCGCAGCGCCGCCGGCGCAGGATCTCGTTCGGTTGCCGCTCGTCGTTCCGCGCACTCCTGCTGGAAGAGGCCGTCTTCGAGTCGTTCGAGTACAGCGAAGCGGTGAACAGCGGAGCGCGGCTGGTCGGCGTGAAGCTGGGCGGCAGCGGCAAGGTAAAGCGCACCTATCGAACCGACGGGACCAGGCCGACCAGTGGAGTCGGTCCGCGCACCACGGTCGGCGACATGCTGGAGCTCCAAGGCGCGCCGCGCGACATGCTGGACGAGTCGCCGTTTACCGAAAGCGCCAAGCGCCAACTGATCGGCAACGGGGTGCCGGTGCCGCTCGCTCAGGCGATCGCTCGCGCCGTCAAACGCACCGTGTACGAAGTCGCCGCGTAGGCACAATCCAAGTGCCGTTATGACTGATAAGCGCATCGAACCGTTCAGGACTTGGCGGCATGTGGTGGCCGAGTGGCTGTTCCGTCTGGCCTTCTGGGTACTGGACATGGAGAACCCCACGCTGCGCGTAAACGGGCGTCGTATCTATGGCCCCGACCAATCTTGGTAGCTATAACTGCCCTTAGGTCACGTAAGCTAGCAGCCTTGGGTGTTCACAGACCCGAGGAGTAGAAAAGGCCCCTGCCAGGGGCCTTTTCATTGGTGCGGTGGGCGGGGATTAGGCACCCACCACTGCTGGCAGACTGAGTGCTTCGACTCTGTCCGAAGTGCCAGCGTTTGCAGCGGCGCGTGCGGGGCTTGCCGGCCCTGCGAAAGCAGCCATAGGGCGCCCGCTTCCGCGCCGCTACATCAGATCAATCTCGCCACGGCCAGCGCGGTGAGCATGCCGAAGACCACGGTCTGGCTGAACGGCACCACCCCGACCAGGCCCAGGACGCCGATCAGTAGGACCAGAATGGCGATGACTGCGCCGATGCTCCACGGGTACGTCCCCACGGTGTATCCCTGCATCAGGTGCCTCCTGTTATCAGTTGTTGAATGTTCGCGCCCTGGTTCACGTTGACCAGGAGCAGGCCCAGGATCGCCAGCCAGATAAGCACGATCTGCACCCGCAGGCCTCGCGGCAGCTTCGACTCCCCACGCGTTGCCAGCATCACCACGGCCTGGGAGATGACCCCGCCGATGAAGCCGGCCAGCAGGGGATTGCTGGCCCCCACCACCCAGTTGAGCAACGTGACGGCGGGATGATCCAAGCGTTCACCTACACGACCCTGTCAGCCAGAGGCCCCTGTCAGCCAGAGGCCATTCCACGAGCCCCAGGACGCCGCCTCGTTGGCGTCGAGCTCCTGGCCCACGCCCTTCCAATTCGGCGACGGGTTCGCCAGGTGCAGCACGCCCGGACCGAGCGCCCTCGCCCCCGAGTGGTGATACCAACGGGCGCCATTGACCTGCATCGGGTAGCGACCTGCTACGCCGATCACGTCATCGACTGTCAGGTACTGCTTGCGGCTCGCGGTGTAGCCCAGCGCGTTGAACATGCTCTCGAGGTCGTACATGTCCGCCCTGGCTAGACCATAGTCGGGACTGACCGCGCCGAAGTAGGTCGCCGCGCGCAGCGAGTCGACCACGTCCCACTCATTCCATGCACGCCCCAATCGCCCATCGCCGACGCTATTGAGCAGCCACGCGCTCGAGGCGCAGCTGCACGTCCAGTCCGCGGTCTGATACACGGGCGGCTCCCACGGGTCGTACTCGAAGTCGGGCGTTGTCTCCGGGAACGGCGGCTCCGGCTCGTCCGGGAATGGCGGCCAGGGATTCGGGACCCAGACTGCGGGTGCCCAGGCTGGATTAGCCATTCGCCAGTTCGGCGCCGTTCTCGGGCGACCAGCTGATCGTGGCACCAGAGGCGAAGCCTTGCTGCACGCCGACCTCAGTCTCGATCTCGAGCGTGACCGGCACGCCCAGGTACTGTGGCGGATCAGCCTGCTTCAGCGATCGCCAGTAGCGGTAAATCCCGGAATCCGGATTGAAGTGGCCGTCGCCGATGATGGTCGCCCACAGACGATCATCGATGTACGAGCCTGTCACACCACCCCCATCGCTGATAGCGCAGCCTCGTCGAGTACCCAGCGCTCTTCTCCGTCGGTGGCGATGACGCGCGCCTTGACGTCTGCCACCACGTCGGCTGCCGCGCGTGCGCCGCGTACGGTCGGAGTGCTGAGCCCCATAACGACGTGTAGCGACTGGCCCATCAGGGCGTCGGCGCCGCCACCCGGCGGCCAGTACGACACGGCATCGCCCTCAGGGCACGGTACGACGACGACGTTCTGGTCTGGCGTGCCATCGATCTTCTGGCCATAGGTGACGGTGGCGGGATCGAGCGTGCCGCCATGCGATTCGGGTCGCCCGTCGTCATGGACATAGGTCCACATCCCCGTGCCATCGTCAAAGCTTGTGGGTTTGACACTCATGGCTGCCTCACGGATTACTTTCTGCGAACAGCAAGGCATTCGCGTTGGCTGCTTGCAACATGGTCGCGTTGCCGGCAACCAGTCCACTGGCAACAACGGGAGAGAGCCCGGTATTTTGCGTGGTCTGCGAAGTTGCCCCGATCGACGTCGTGGCGACGAAGCCTCCGCCGCTATTCAAAAGCCCGAAGTTCGCCGCCGCGGACGTGGTTACCGTGGGAGTCGCCGCCTTCGCCGACTTGAACGACCATAGCTGATAGGCAGTCGTCGTCCCATACACCTGGCCCACGCCCAGAAATTGGGTGCCGACGCCCCCCAGCACCTCGTAATAGCGCTGGCAGCGCGCCAGGTCGTCGGCCGGGTGCATCGGCACGTAGTCCGCTGGCTGCGAGCCGACCACCAGGTTGGCGTTGTCGAGGAAGCAGTTCGCGCCGGTCGAGGCGGCGAAGTAGCAGCCGACGTTGAGGCCGGTGGCGTTCTGTGGAACGGTGATCGTCACGGTGAGCGTGTGGTATGTCGAGTCGCCCGGGTGAAACGCCGACGTCACGAGCGGAGCACCCGTGCCATCCGCGCTGGCGAGGGCCCGAACCGCACCCGCGACCGTGGCGTAGACGGCAATCGAAAACGTGAACGTGCGGCCCTGAATCTGGTTCCCGTCCGCTTGCTTGAGTGTCTGGGTTAGTGCCGTCGCGCCCGCACCTGAACCGAGCACGAACGTGCAGGCCGCGCACCAGGTCGAGCCCGTGCCAGCCGGGATGCTGGCCGACCGACTGACGGAGAGCGTGTCGGTGCCGGCCAGGGTGCTGGTCCAGCGATCGGCGCTGTAGGCGCCTGTCCCCGTGAACGGTCCATTGCCCCGCTGCCAGATCTCGAAGCCGCCGTTCGTCAGCAGGTTGGCGCGCGCGACGTCCGGGCCGAGCATGGCGTTGGTGATCGAGCCGGCGACAGGTGCAACCGACTTGCCCTTGCCCGCCGTGTGGTCGTGCTGGTCAACCGCCTGGGCCAGCACCTGAATGTCTTCTTTGTGGAAAACATCGGTCGCTGCTGACGCCATCGGGTACTGCAGCGGTCCAGTGAAATTGACTGAATTTGTACGTGCCACTCAGAACCTCCCTAGATCCACTGCACGGCTTTAACTTTCAAACTGCCTCGCCACTGACGACCGATCTCGTCGAAGCTCTGCTCAATGGATAGGTCGGTGAACATCAACTGCTGCGTCGTCTCATCGGGCAGCGTGACGTTGACCGCGCCCGGTGTATCGACCGCGGCCTCGATCAGCTTCTGAATCTGCGTCCTGCCCATCCTGATCGGCACACCGTCGCGTCTCACCAGTCCATCGGCGCACAGGATCGCCGCGCTGAACTCCATGATCCGCTGCGGCCTCAGCGCATGGCCCAGACTGACCGCGCTAACCAGCGGCGAACTGGTGTTGACCGTGTTGTGCAGGTGCACGCGCAGGCCCACCAGCGTCGCCGAGGCGGTAATCGGGAACTTGAAGCGGTCGTACACCCCGTTGTTGAACGTGTGCGCCAGCGCCGTCCACGGCGCCGCCGCCGTCGGGTCCAGCTTGTACTCGAGCGTGACGTAGTTTGTCGGGTCGATCTTCGTGCCCGTCACGGAGAAGTGCCGCAGGCTCTTCTGCGAGGCGTGGTAGCCGCCGTGCCAGGTCGGCAGGTCGACCCAGCCGTCGCCGACGAAGTAGCGGTACACGCTGCAGCCCGCGGGATTCGGCGTGCAGGGGTTGACCATCCAGCCGATCATGCCGTCACTGAAGCCGATGTACGTCCTGGTGTGACCCGCCGGCGCGCCGATCGCCGAGACGAACAGCGTCTGGATGGCACGCCCCACAAACGGCACCGTCACCGCACCGTGCCAGGCGTCGATGTGGACCGGCTCGCCCGTACCCTGCGAGCCCAGCGCCGTCACCAGCGTCGACTGCCGCGGCCCGCGGACGCCCATGCTCACCCACGCGCCGAACTTGCACAGGTAGCCCGTGTTCGTGTCCTTATCCAGTAGCGCGGCGTAGGCAAACATCGACTCGACGCCCGCGAAGGCGGTCACCGCGCCGGAGATGGCCGCGGTGTTGCTCGACAGGTCGTCGGGCCCGACGCTCGTCCACGACAGGTCCGAGTCGATCCTACCCAGAGAGTTGCCGTAGGCCACGAACAGGCCGTTCTCGAAGGTGCCCCACGCCCGCCCGTTGTTCGGCAGGTCGGCGTAGCGCAGAAACGGGAAGAGCTCGCGGTCCTGGCCGCTGGCGTCCAGGGTGTAGCACCCGTCCGTCTTGGCGACGATCAGCGTGCCGCCGCTGGTCACCAACAGACTGGTGATGACCGCGCCCAGGTCGCCCACGCGGAAGATGAGCGAGGTGTAGTTCGCCTCGTTGGTCGGGTCGGCGCCCGTGTCCAGTTTTCTCAAGCGGTTGATCTGGTCCGCCCACCAGAACTCCTTGCCGATGACCGTGAACGCCAGCGCGGTGAACGTCGGCATGTTCGACCAGGTCGTGCCGTCGGTGTAGCCGGCGACGTGGTTGCCCTGCAGCGCGAACCACGCCCGCTGCACGCCGTCGAAATTCGACGTGAAGACGCACACGTCGATGATCGGCGCCGCGAAGGTGTGCACCAGCGTCCACGTATCGGCGCCCGCGGTCTTCTTGTAGACGTTCGGACCATTGGCACAGTACAGGTCGGTGATGATCTCGAAGAACCTGGTGATGCCGTTCGTGGCGTCGACGCCCGCGGGCGTGGTGGTGACGATCTCCGGCCCGAGCATCCACGGCCAGACCGACAGGTCGACCGCGTTGGCCTGGGTATAGCGCTGGTCGTCCCACTTCTCCTGAATCGCCAGGCCGATGCCCAGGGTGAGCTGCTGGAATGGCTCCTCGCGATCGTTGAGCGGGTTGTCGCCGGCGTACGAGTAGTCGGGCGGCGCGACCTGCGAGATGCCCTGTGTCTCCACCGACGCCAGCCCAGGCTGACCAGGCTGCGGTGAGCCGACCATGAAGCCGACGCCGTCGATGATGACGTGGTACGGGTACGGGCTGCGTTTTGCGTACAGCGACACTAGCCGGCCGTCCTGACCGACGGGCCGAAACTGCGCTGCCGATAGAGCTTCTTCTGCGGCATGTCCGCGACGAGGTGCTCCCTGACCAGGTCGTTGAACGCCGCCACGGCGCTGGCCTGGTCCCTGATCAGCCGCTGGTTGGCCGCCGGCTCGAGCAGGTGACCGAACTGCCGCCAGCCGGCCACCAGTGCCGCAGACGCAGCCCAGCCCCGCATGACCGGCGCCTCGTCCGTCTCGAGCGACAAACCCTGCCGGTCGCCGAAGTTACCGCCCGCCGCACGGCAGTGGTCGTACGCCCGCTTCAAGCAGCGCAGGTACACCAGGTCGCCTGCGTTGAAGGTCTGCGGGTCGGTGTTCAGGTAAAAGTTGCCACCGTCGCGCTCGACCGTACCGCGCACGCGACGCGTGAACGGGTCCTGCAGGTTGCGGTCCTCGCCGTTCGCCAGCAGGCCCACCTGGAGTACGTTGCCCGTGTCGATCAGCCACGGCGCGACCACGCTCAGGTCGTGTCGGGTAGTGTTGCTCGTCGGCACGCACGCGACCTCGACGACCAGCCAGCAGTGGCGCAGGCCCTCGTTGATCAGTCTGGTCGTCGTCGGCGCGTCGAACGGGCCCAGGAGCTCGAAGCGCTCGCCGATGCCGTTGATGCCCGAGCCCTCGATGTCCTGATAGACGTACTGCTCCAGGTCGTGATAGGTGAAGGCTTCCATGAAGCCGTACGTCGTGCCGAGCGCGTCGGAATATGGCGCGATGGCCCACGGCAGGTCGGGCGTGATGGTGCCCGTCGACGGGTCGTAACTCATCACGTAGCGGTTGCGGTCGATCTGCTGCGTCGCGTTGGGGCGGTACAGCGGGCGGTCGATCAGCGAATCCTGCTGCGGGATGCCCGACTGAATCGGGTAGATCGTGCACACCAGTTTGGTCGCGTCCGAGCCGCCCATCGCCCGCACGTCGTACGCCTCGGGCCCGATGAACGGACCAGCTTCTTGCGACAGGCTCGAGCGGATCAACTGCAGCGTCGCGGTATGTGTTGCCGTCGCCGGCGGCGTGACCCACGGCGGCAGCGTCAGCGGCGGAGGCGGAACGGGTGGGCTGGTCATGCGTACGACACCGTGGCCTCGAGCGTGGTGATGTCCAGCCGCCGCTCGACGCCGGTCGAATCCAGGATGTACAGGTGGTGGTCCGCCTTGGCGTACAGGCGCACCCTGCCTGCCGCGGGCGTGGCCGGCGTGGCAATCTCAGGGATCTCGGTGAACGTGCTGGTGGTCAGCGCGCCAGCCAGACTGCCGCCCGTCAACTGCAGGTAGCGTGCGTCGGCGGTCGCTTGCGAGAACGGCGTCGTCCAGCCCGTGTCGAAGTTCGTCGCCGTGTTCTTGGTCAGCACCTGGCCGGTCGTGCCGCCCGTCGCGACGCCTGGCCCTGTCGCACCGGTCGTGCCGGTCGCGCCTTGCGGACCGGTGTTCCCCGTCGCCCCCTGCGGACCTGTTGCCCCTGTCGGGCCCTGTGGGCCGGTCGCGCCCGTGGCACCCGCCGGTCCTGTCGGACCCGGTGGTCCTGCAGGCCCGCCCGTGTCCGGCAGCGTCACCGTCGCCATCGTGCCATTCTCGAGTCGGCGACTGACGATGAGCTTGCCCGTGTGCGCCCAGGTGCCCTCCGTCTGCTGGCCTCTCACCAGCTCGTACACGTTAGACATGCACGTCCGTCACTCGAGCACCTGGTCGCTTGATGACGATGCTGGCGCGCACGCCGCCCTGCGACGCACGGTTATCTCTCCTGCCGACAGCGGCCTCGATGGCTTTATACGCGCGTGAATAATCGGCGTCCCTGGTCAGGCCGAGCTCGCGCATGCCCTCTTCCCGCGGCAGACTCAGCCACCATTCGCCGTCGACCACGTCGGGCGTGTTCGCGTCGCCGATCGGCTGGTCGCCGTCCAGGCAGTACCCGTCGCGCTCAATCCTGATATCGCGCACGACACCCTCGAGCAGACGACACGCGGTCTGGACCTCGTCCCAGGTCTGGCAGAAGCGCAGACCGGCGCCGTAGCTCAGGCGGAAGAAGCCCGATCCGAAACTGCAGTCAGGCCGATGCACGGTCGTGACCGTCAGGTACTCCGTCCGACCGTGCTCGTCGATCACGTCTACGGCGCCTCGTCGCCCTCGTCTTCGGGTTCGTCGGGCGGTACCGTCATCGAGCCGCCCAGGTCCATCAGCACCGCACGCGCCACGGCGATCCACGCCGTCTGATACACGTCCTGCAAGTCGCCCCACATCGGCAGGTCCTCGCCCGTCGCCAGCGACTTGCCGCCCGTGTTGGCGGAGTACGCCTCGAACGCCACCTGGCCGAGCCGCTCGTCCTCTGCCTGCATGGTCATGGTTATGCCGTGGTGAACGTCAGGTCAGCCGACGACACGGTCTGGTTGTTGGCCGTCGCGCGGATGCGGTAGTGGTACAGCGTCCCCGTCGTCAGGCCGGTCAGACCCTTCGTGCGCGCGCCGGCACCCGTATCCGATGTCGAGCTCGAGCCGTACGCCACCGTCGTGCCGTAGTCGACGAAGCTGACCGATGACGGGTTGACCGTCCAGTTGACCGTCGCCGTCGTCGCCAGGATGGCCGTCACCGAGATCGCCGACAGGAACGGCTGCGGCGTGGCGTTACCGAGCGGCGGGACCGCACCGCTGGCGTTCGCCGGCCAGCCACCTGGCTGCGCCACGCCCTCGTTGCCGCGCCAGTCGACCGGCGTGTGCGTCCACAGCCCCGCCGCGGCACCCTGCTGCGCGGCGAGTGTGTCACCCGTCAGCGGCATTAGCTCTTGGCCTTGTGCTCGGTTGGCGCCTCGGCGTGCTCGCCCCTGGTCGCTTCAGCCTTCGGCGCCGACTTCGCGGTCTGCTGCTCGGTCCACTCGGCGAAGTTCTCGATCGTCTGCTGCCCGGTGATGGTGAACCCCTCGCGCAGGTACACCTCCGCGCTGGTCGCCGGCCCGACAATCGACTCGCCGTCAGGCTTCAGATAGGTGAAGAACAGCGTCGCGGGCGGCGTGACCGCGGGCCCGTTCTCATGAATGAGATTTGCCTGGGCAACGTAGTCAACGGGCGGTGTTTCGCTCATGCTCCTGGCCTCCTGCGGCGCGCTTCGTCAATCGGATCTTTGCCCGTGCCCTGGATGGTGGTCGCGTTCGCGCCCGGCGCGGCCAGCTTGCGCTCGAGATCCTCGATGCCCATGCGCGATGTTTCGACACCGCGCTCGAGCGGCGATGGCGCGTCATCGCGGAATTTCGGCTCGAGCACGCGCACCTTGTGTCCCTGGGCTTTGATGTCGGCGATCATCTGCTCGAGCTCTTCGGTCGAGTCCTCGTCGATCGTGTCCAGGTTGAGCATCAGCACCGGATTCTGCAGATCCGCCTTGCGAATGGCGTTGATCAGCTTGGCCCGCTTGCGCTGCTCTTCGAGCACTTTGGGTCGCTCGAGCCGCTCCCACTCTTCGACTTCCGACAGGCTCTCGCCGCGGGCCGGCATCTCTGCCAGCAGGTGAAAGCCCAGGTCGGCGTACAGCGCGCGGTTGTTCGGGTCCGACTGCAACTGCACGATGTCGCCATCCGGCCGCACGTACCAGCGCAGCGGATAGTTGTAGTTCTGGCCGCGCTTGAGCGGGATGTCCGACCGCTGCAGCGTCTTGCCGAGCATGCGGTCGTGGAACGACTCACCCTGATGGGGTGAGGCCGTCATGCTCATTACGCGGCTCCCTTGCACCAGACGCCGAAGGTCGGCCGCATCATCATGTGGCCGTAGATCTCTTCGACCGCCAGCTTCCAGGTGAACACGTCGATGTCGTAGAAGATGTGCGACTTGGGGCTTCTCTGGAGCACCAGCGCGATGGCCTCGCGGTGACCGATGAAGCAGTTCGCCTGACCACCGGCTGGCTTGACGAGGTTGGTGGTGATGCCCAGGTTCAGCCCGTACATGTCGCCGAGCTGACCGTCCTTGGTCGGCAGGTTGTTGTTGCCGATGTACAGCGCGTTTGACCAGCGGTCCAGCGCCAGCTTGGCGACCTTCTCAGCCGGCGACATCAGGAAGAAGCGCTCGGTCTGCGGCGCGTCGGCGTTGTCCAGCAACTGAACGGCGCTCAGCACGTTGGCGTCAGACAGCGGCGTGCCGAGCGTGCCGACGGTCTGAGTGAAGCCCGCGACGTCGGTCGCCAGCGCCGTGTCGATGTCTTTGGCGAGCGCGTAGCCGAGCTTCTGCTGGTACTCGTTCTGCACATCGACGATGGCTTGCACCTTGACGATGTCCTCGATACCAAGCGCGGCGTATGACCAGATATTCAAGGTGATGGTCGTCGCCGTCTCGGCGACCGTCTCGTACACGATCGCGGTGTTTTCAGCTTTTGCCCTGGCGGCGAGGTTGCCAATGCTGGCGACCTTGACCGTCTTGCCGACGCTAGCGTCGCTCTCGAAGCCGCGGTTGACGCTCTTGGCGAACAGCAGGTTCGACTCGGTCGCGCGCAACACCTGCTTGCTCCAGATGTCCGGCGAGAACACCCCGTCAGAGATCGTCTTGTCGACGAACTCGGTTACACCTGTAGCCACTGGCTACCCCCTATTGGCGATGAACGGGGATTCCTCGGGTAGACCGATGACGCACCCCTGGCTTCGGACGACCGTTCTCGTCGAACAGCGCCTCGTACTCCTGTAACGACATGGCGGCGATCATCTCGTCTGTCACTTCTCGGACGCGACCGGGGGTGCCTGAATCGCGCTCTGGGACAGGCTCGTCACCGTTTATTTCGCTCATCACCGACTTGCGAATAGCAGACTCGCGCTTTTGGGCCTCGAGCTTGACCGCACGGTCGACGACGTACGCCATGTATTCTGCCACGCCCTCGGCGTAGGTTTTTCCCTGGCCGAAGGCTTTGCCAGAAATCTCTTTCTGGATGGCCTCCGGCAACTGTTTCTGGAAGGCGACCACGCCATCCATGAACGGACCCGCGGCCTGGGCGGCTTGCTGCGACGCGAGCTGCCCTTGCAGCTCGCGCTGAGTCATCTCGCCCAGGGTGTACAGGTCGTTGTTCTGCGCCGCTTCGAGCTTGGCTCGCTCGGTGGCTTCGCGCTCCTGTTGCTGGAGCAACGCTCGAGCGCGGCGGTCGCCCATCTGCCCCAGCAGACCGCTGACGACTTCGTCCTTCTCGAACTGGTCGCGCGGCAGGTTCTTGGCGAGCAGGCGCAGCGCTTCGGTCGGGTCCTTGGCCTCGCGGACCGAGTCAAACCAGGAAAGGTCGGGCTCGGCGGCGTCCTCGGCAGGAGGGGAGCTCGTGTCGTCGGGTGCCGCTTCGCCCGCCAGTTCGTCAGACGGCTCAGGCGCGGGCGCAGCAGGCTCTGCCGCTCGAGCGCGGCCTCTGCCACGTCCAGACGTTTGGGGCGTCTCTGGCGCGTCCTGGGGCGTCTCGTCCACCAGGTCAGGGTGGACGTTCTTGTCCCAATCGCCAGGCATCAGGCGTACCGCCACGTGAAGTGTCGTTCAAAGTGGGCGCAGCTGGTAAACAGCGACCAGCGCACGAACACGCTCCGCGGCCGATACCAGCGCACGCGACGATTCACTTCTTGCCCTTCGCCTTCGCGCGGCGTTGCGTATCCAGTGCGATCGCGACCGCCTGCTTCTGTGGTCGCCCCGCCTTCATCTCAGTACGGATGTTCTGGCTCACCGCGGCCTTCGAGGCTGACTTCTTGAGCGGCATGCTTACCCCCTCTTGACCGTCCCGAAGGTTTGGGGCGCTGCGAACGACGGCAGCGTGGCCTTGATCTGCGCCATCGAGTCGGTCGGGTCGATGCCGTATTTCTCCTGCATGCTCTGCAGAATCAGGTTCTGCGTCGTCGGCGAGCTGGCGAGGAAGCTCTGCGAGTCGAGCTTGTTCGGCGTCGGCGTGCTGTTGAGCCAGGACTGTGCGGTCGTCTGGTTTGCGGACGGGTCCCTGATGTCGTCGATCATCTGCTGCAAGTAGCCCATGCCGCCCCGGGTGTTGCCGCCGGCGGTGCCCACGCCGGTGACCGTATTCGGCGCAGAGAAGCCCGCGGTCGGCATGCCCTGCAACACGCGACCTGCCTGGCCGAGCACCTGCGCCTGACGGAACGGGTTGGCCTGCAGGCCTGCCGCGGCATTGATGACGCCCATTTGCTGCGTATACGCCTGGTTCTGACCCGCGAGTGTGGTCTGACCAGCGATCGGCGTGTTGACGCCGGCCACGCCAGCCTGCCCCGGTGCGCCTGGGGCGTAGTACTGGCCGTACTGCGTCGCCAGGTCGTTGGCCTGGGTGAAATACTGGTTCTGGGCCGCGAGCGTCTCCTGCGGCGTGCCCGCCGCGTTGGGGTTCCACGTTCCGCCAGCGGCTTCAGTCGCCTGACGCATGGCATTGTTCGAGTCAGCGACCCATGCGGCCATCGCCGCGTTCCAGTCGCCGCCACGTGACTGGTAGTACCCCTGCTGAACGTTAGGCGGCAGATCGGAGAACTTTCCGCCACCTGCGTTCGTACCGGGCGGCAGGACCTGCGCCGGCGCCTGATACATGCCGGTCACGCCCGACTGTGCGATGGCATTGTTCTGTGCCGCGGTGTTCAGGTTGCTGTAGCCGGTCAGTCCCTGCAGCGTCTGGACGGGTCCCTGCGACGGCGGCGCCGACTCGAGCCCGAGCGCCTGCTGCGCCGAGATCGTGGGCATCGTGCCAAGATTGCCGTTCCAGCCCATCGCCTGCGCCTGCCCGAGGCCGACGCGTTGCAGCTGGCCCGACGGCAGCACGTACGAGATCTGTGTCCCGTACTCCTGCGGATACGTGTTCGGGTCGAGGCGCACGAACGAGCCCGGCGTGAACTGCGACTGGCTCGGCGCGGCGTAGAAGCCGGTCAGACCCGCCGCGGCCTGAGCCGTGCCTGCCTGCGTCGAGAGCAGGGACTGTGTCTGCGACGCGTCGGTGCCGGTGTAGCCAGGGATGTAGCCGATGCTGCCCGTGGCCTGACCCGCCGCGAGCGTCGGCGTGTTCGGCGGCGCGGGCTGGCCGACGCCGAAGTTCTGGCCGTACTGCTCGGCGACCTGGTTGGTGTACGTCAGGTTGAACTGACGGATCGCCTCCTGCGCCGCGGATGCGTTGCCCGACGCCATCGCGGAAAGCAGCGACTGGATCGAGCTGCCGAGTTGGGTTGTCGTGTCAGCCATGCTCGCTCCTTATGCCGCGATCGGCGCGACGAATCCGTTGGCAGCGTTGGGCCCGGTAGAGATGGTGCCGACCGCGCTCGGGTACTGCTGCTGATACCACGGGTTGTACAGACCCGGCGTCGGAATCATCGGTGCGACCGCCGCGGGCTGCGCCGTCACGGGCGCCTGGAACGCGGGCGTCGCTGGTTGTCCGTTCGGGCCCAGGATGACGCCACCCGGTCCCACCGTGCGACCGGCTATGTCGCCAGGCGTGCCCGTCTTCTGCGTCCACTGCAGATCGTTCGGGTTGTAAGTGTTCGGCGCCGTCACGCCGCCGCCCTGCGCGCTGGCGTTGGCGGCTTGCGTCGCTGCGACCGCGGGATGCGGTTGCCCGCCATTCTGCTGCTGGTACAGCGCCAGCATGTTGCCCAGCGTCTGCTGCGCCTGGTTCGCCAGCGTCGGGTCGCTGCTGATCTTCGGATCCGCGGCCTGCACCATGCGCGCCGCCGTGTCGTACACGTCCTTGCCGCCGCCCAGGCCCGTCACCCAGACCTGCAGCCCGTTGACCAGCCCCTCGCCCACGCCGCCAGGGATGCTCGTCATCTTGCTGCCGGCCGCGGAGCTCACCAGGCTGTTCAGCGCGCCCGTCGCGGTCGTGACGCGGTTCTGCAGCAGGCCCGCGCCCGTCTGCGCGTTCGACGCCGCGTTGCGTAAGACATCACCCGCCGCCGTGCCGATCTGCGTCGCCTTCGACGTGTCGGCGTTCTGCTTGTTGATGTCGTTGGTCATCTTCGCGTTCGACGCGTCGATGAGCGCCTTGGCCTCGTCCACCGAGATCTTGCCGTCGATGACCTGCCCACTCAGGTGGCTGGCGAGTTGCTTCAGCGCCTCGCTGGCGACAACCTGGCCCTTGTTCTCGATCCAGATCAGCTGCGACGGATCTTTCGGGTCCGGCACCTGGATCATCGGCGCGACCGTGTTCGGCGTCGGCGCGGTCACCGGTGCCTTGCCGTAGTTCGGGTTCGGTGTGCGGCCGACTTCCTTGCCCTGGTCGTCGTACCAGACCAGGTCCTTCAGCGTGGTGCTGTTGCCGACCGTCGCCGCGGCCTGCACGTTAGGCGGCAGCGTGAACGACCCATCCTTGGGATCGAAGGTGTAGACCTTGCTGCCGAGCGTGACCGCCTGCTTGTTGACGGCAGCAGGGTCCAGGTCCTGGACCTTGGTGCTCTTACCCGTGTCCTTGTCGATGGAATAGATCGCCGTCGTTGTGGCAACGATCTGCGTCCCGTCCGGCGCCGCCGAGACGGCGTGCAGCTCGTTGTTGGTCGGGTCCCACTGGCCGACGACACCACTGCTCGAGTCGCCAGGCGTGCGGTAGATCGGCGTCCACTTGCTGGGGTCGGAGGGCTTGGCGCCAGGCGCTGCGCTGACACTGGCGGCGACCTTCTGCGACTTGGGGTCGTAAAGCCCGATGACCCGCGACGTGTCGTCCTTAGGGTCTTCGCGAATCGGCGTCCAGGTCGACGGGTCGCCGAGCTCGGTGCCACCGGTGATGGTGTACGGCTGCGAGCCTGCGGGCGCCTTCGGATCACGCATCGCGACCGCGGGCGTGGTCGTATCCGTTGCGGGAATCTCTTTACCGCTCGAGTCAATGCGTACCCAATCCGATATCGGCGAGCCCGTCGCCTTCGGCGTGGTCTTGCCGCCCTCCAGGACCTCGTACCCAACCCCGCCCTTGCCACCGCCGGTCGTGTCGCCACTGACTGGCTTGGCGTCGCTGATCGTCATCGTGTCGGGCGTGCCGTCCGCCCGTTGTACGGAGAGGACCGAGCCGTTCGGCTTCTTGACCGTGCGCGGGTTGACGACCGAATCGACCGGCTTGGACGGATCGAACTTGTCGTTCGGCGCGTCGCCGATGTTGGCCTGCTCGCCGAGAATCTTCGTGCCGGCGCCGAAGACCGCATCGACCGCGGCTTGCTTGGTTGGATAGCTGGTAGGCATCAGGCCGCTGCTCCCGCGTCGCCGAGATAGTACGGATCAGGCACGGTCTTCGGCTTGAGCCGCGAGCTCAGGTCGGCGCCCGGCATGTCGTTGAGGAACTGGTGGTCGGCGTACTGCACCGCGTGCGACACCAGCACGGTCAGGTAGCGGTTGCGCTCCGCCTGGCTCAGGTTCTGGAACTTGGGGTCGTTGACGTATGGGTCCAGGTACTGCTTCAGCGCTTCGCCGCGCTGCCGCTTGAGCACGTCCTGCTCATCTTCGGTCAGGTCGATGTGCTGCCCGCCATAGTTGAGCGACTTGTGCTCCGTCGGAATGCCCACCCCCGACTCGCGCAGTTGCTGCAGTAACGGCGTGTCGCGCTCGATGTCGTAGCGGTACGGCACCACCCGAGCGATGCCGGTCGCTCCCTGCGTCCTGGGCTCGCCGAGCGGCGTGGTCGCCTCAGGCACGTTCGCTGACGCGCCGGGATAGTTCGACTCGAGCGCCTCCCACAGACCGACGAAGCCGTTGTGCGGATTCCTGGTCGCGACACCCTGAATGCGCTGCATCTCCCGCCCCAGGCTCGAGTACGGACCGTAGCTCGCGGCCAGGCCCTCGCCGAATTTCTGCGCCGCGCTCTTCGGATCGTGCAGCGTATTGACCACGTCGGACAAACCCTGCAGAAACGTGTTATCCAGCACGTAGCGACCAATCGCCGTGACAGCGTTGAGTTGCTCGTCCGGATCGGCGAGTGTCTTGCCGCGGTGTTGCGGATCGGTCAGGATCGACGCCATCGCCAGCGGGAAGCCCGCCGCGTTGAAGTTCTGCATCGGCAGGTAGTAGGTGTTGTTGTCGATCGGACTGGTGATCCGCAACGACCACGGTCGCCAGCCCTGCGGCAGCGTCGACGCTTCTTTTGGATCAATCGGGTACGAGCCGGTCAACATGCCCGCACTGCCGAGCGCGATGCCGCCGCCCAGGATGGCGCTACCGATGATGGCGCGCGCGGCGCGCTCTTCGGCGAGCAGCGTCTCCCGCCCCCGCACGGTACGTTCTGCTGCCGTGCCGACAGCCATGCCGCGCGCCTTCAGCGAGCTCTGCAGCGCGCCGGTGAAGCCGAACGGGCTCAGCGCCGCACCCTGCGCGGTGATGTTCATCGGCGTCTGGTAGAAGGGCAGCACCTGCTTGACGCCGAACTCGGCGACGTCCGGCAACGGCTTGTTGCCTCCGCCAAGACCAGCGCGGCGTTCCTGATAGACCTGCCGCGCCGTCGCGTCTGCGGCTTCTTTGGCAAGCTCGGGATAGTCCTCGAGATTCTTCACGATCGACGCCGCACGACCTGCGACCTGCGGACCGCTGAAACCTTCACGGATCGCCTGCCTGGTCGCGACGCGCATCGAGTGCGCCGCCATTGCTCCACCGCGGAACAGTTGGTCGGCCGCACCGAGCAGACGCAGCGGCGCCTCAACGCCAGCGTTCAGCAGTTCGCTGCGCGAGAACGCACCGCGGATCCTGGTCGGATCGGCAAGCTGCTCGGGCGTAAAGCCCGTCTTCAGCACGCGGTACGCGTTGTCCCACTGCCCCAAGAAACCGGGGCCGTACGCCTTCAGCATCGGCAGTATCTCGCCGGCGTAGGCTTGCCGTTCGCCACCGGTCGCCGCAGCGCGCAGCGCGTCGATGCCGACTACCAGCCCGCGGGTCGGCACCTCGATCATCGCCCCCGCGACGTTGCCACCGATGTTGACCATCTGCGTGATCGGGCTGGACACCAGCCCGGCCAGGCGCACGACCGTCGCTCGCTTCCAGTTCGACATGCTCGCCGTGCTCTGGAGGAACTTGGCAGCGACCATCGGATCGGGATCGGATAGCGCGGCCAGGTAGTTCTTGAGCACGTCTTTCGTCACTTCCGTGCCGCCCAAACTCTCGAGCAGCTTCTGCGCCTTGGCGCTTTGCTGGCCGCGGCGCTTGAGCTCCGAGTCGAACGCGCGGTTGATCTCCGTATCGGCGCCCTTCAGCGCGTTCTGCGCCACGCGACGCTGCTGCTCGATGTACAGACCGCCGCGGAATGCAGCCCGCTCGCGAGCAGCGTTCTCCGCCGCCTTGGAGTCTATGAACGCCATCGTTTCCCAGGTGTTCTTGCGCTTGGCGAAGTTGTCCTGTTCGGCCTTGAGCTCCTGCTTCAGCGCGGACAGGAGCTCTTCGGGCGCACCGCGGACAGCGCTCGCGCGGGCTGCTGCTGCCGCTTCGCGCTGCGCTTTGAGCTTGTCGAACACGTCCGCCTTCTCGTGCAGGCTCATCGCGTTGTAGCGATCCAGCTCGTCGTACGCGTTGGCGATCTGGTCGATGATGTTCTGCGGCGTCCGCGGCGCTCCCGGTCTTGCGGGACGGGATGCTGCCGCGGTCGCTGCTGCCTTCTGCTGATCCAGCGTCTTCGCGTTGTCGAGCAGGTCGCCGGCCCTGGTCGCGACCCGAGCGGCCTGCGCTTTCACACGCTGCGCCGCACGACGCTCGTTCTGCGCAGTGATGTCGCTGGCAAGTTGTCGGGTGAAGCTGACCTTGCGTGCGTTCAGCGAGCGCGCCACCGTACTGCCCGCACCCTTGGCAACCGCGGCCAGCGACTGCGCCTGCGTCAGTTGCGTGATCGAGTAGGCGAGCTCTTCGGGCGTGAGGTTGTCCACGCCGCCCTTGCTCAGGATGCTCTTCGCCATATCGGTCTGACGCGCCTGCTCTTCGATCATCGCCGCCTGCAGCGCGACCATCTCCTGGTCGTTGAATGCCTGCCCGACCTTCGTCTTGAGCCAGTCTTCTTTGGTCATGCCCACGCGCGCAGCCAGGTCGTTCTTGAGCGAGTCGAAGGTGATCGTGCCCTGCTTGTAGTGCTCCCACAGCGCTGGGTTGTCCTCCGCCGACTTCTGGATCTGCGCGATCGTCTCGGGCATGTCCTTGCCGATCGCCGACAGGTTCGGCATCAGCCGTTGCGTTGCCGCGCTCGGCGCCTCCGTCACGACCTCCGCGGGATTGACGATGCCGCGACCCGTAACGTCGCCGCGCGTCGCCGTCACCTGGTTCGGATCGGACGTGACCGTGCCACGCCGTGTGACGACTTCTTGCGCGAGCTGTGCGCCAGGGTCGGACGCTCCACCCTCGCCGAACGGCAACGCTCCCGCGGCACGCTCTGGCGGCCGCACGAAGCGGGCATTGTCCGGCGCGGTTGCCTGCTGCTCGCCCGCGGCCTCGAGATGCAGCTGATCCTGCTGCAGCGCGCGCTGTTCCGCGCGCAGTTCTGCAGGCGTGGACGTACGCGTCGCGTCAAAGCGCCCCCGCTCGACGCCCCCCTCGTTGACCATCTCGCGCACTTCGCCAGAGCCGGCCTCCAGACCAGCCTTCTCCCACCAGAGAGGTTCATAGGGGCTGCGTCCGACCTTCGCCGCCATCGTCGCGACCTGGTCGTTGGTGAAGCCTGCCGCCCACGGCGGTCGCTCGGGCCTGGCCGTCGGGTTGCGGAGCTGCTCGTCGATCGCCGCCAGCCGTTCGGTGTTGGCCTGGTAGCGCTGCTCGAGCGTGTCCTGGTGCGCAAGCCGCTCGTCCATCGTCATCGGCGTCTCGCCCGGTCCTGGCTCGCGCAGGAGGTGCGGGTTGCTCTGCACGTCTTCGAGCCGCCGCGGCTCCTCGCCCGGTGCTGGTGGACGCGTGGTGGTACGGCCTGACGGGTCGTACGCGGGCCCGACCAGTCGCCGCGCTTCAGCCTGCGAGATCGGCCTGACGTTCAGGTCGTCGGGCGTTACTGGGGCGCGGAACCCGCCTGGTTCGACTGGTCCACGGAGCCCACCCCCGGCAGAAGCGGCACCCTCGCGGGCACTGGCGGTGGTGGGGGTGAAGAACCGCCCGATGGGCTCTGTGGCGCGGAAGCCGGCGGAGCCAGCGACACCACGCCCCGGTTCTGATACGCCGCTGAGTTCGCCGGTGCCGTACCGCGCACCATAGCGGTCAAGCGCGACGGCTGATTGTCCCGGACTGGCTTCTTCGACGTGACCACGTAACTCCTCCACGGTCGCACCCGCTCGTTGGGCCGCGTCAGCAATCGCATTCTCATGCTCAACACTGCGAACGGGTAGCGCGTTCACCCCAATTGTACCGTCGTTGAGTTCCTGGTGCCCTACGCCAGATGCCCTCAGATCGTCGAGAAGCTGTTGCTTTGCGCCAGCGGGAACGTCCGTCAGTTGCCAGCCCACCGTCTCAGGCGACTCGGGACGATAGGTGTACAGCGTCGCCGGCGTGGCTTCACTGCCCGCGGCGTCGTGCACCCTGGCCGCGACGTAGTGCAGCGTGTCCATGTTGCCGCCAGGCACCAGGATCTGGTCGCCCTGCACCTCGTGCGGGATGCCGCGGAGCTCGCCGAACTGGCGCGTCTCGGGGTCGTAGCGCAGCGTGTCGCGTACCGTCTGCGGCAACGCCGTCTCAGCGACCGCTGCCTGCCGTTCAGCCGCGGCGGCGCGGTAACGCGTCGCATCCGGCACCACACCACTCGCACGCGGCGCGGCACCAGCAATTCTCTCAGCGCCGCTCAACTTGGTGCCCTTGCCCGGGTAGTACAGATAACTCGAGTCGGCGATGGCTGGACGCGGCGCGCCTGAATCCAGGTGAGGCTGCAGTTTGGCAAGCTCACTGGCGACGCCCAGGTCTTTGGACACCTGCTCCCATGTGCCGGTCGGATTGGCGTAGGCGCCCTCGCTACCGGCTCGATCCAGCACCTGGCGCAGTGTCGCACGACCGTTGGTGAAGTCGCGGACCATCGCCTTCAACGTCGGCGACGCCGCCCTGCTCGCGGCAAAGTCCTTGGCACCCTTGATCGCAAACCACATCGCCGCCTGCGCCTGGTGCGGCACCTGGCCTGTCTCGCCAGCCAGATGGTCGACCACCGTACGCATCGCCTGGAACGCCTGGTCGCTGCTCGCGGTGCGGTTCGGGTTCTTGTAATTGAAGATCTGCGCCATCCACGTATCCATCGTGGAATTCGGATCGAAGCGGTTCATCAACGCCGACAGGATGTTGCTGGCGTAGCTGCTGGTCTTGGCGTTAGTCGCGACCTTGACCTCGCCCGTGGTGTAGAGCTGCGCGACCTTCTTGAACTGGTCGTTGTTCATCTTCCACTTCGCGCCCTCAGTCCCAAGACTGGTCGTGCGCGGGTTGTCTGCGATCCACTGCTTGATGTTGGCGGGCGTGAAGTCCGTACCGTTCGCGGTGAACTCGCGCGCCATACGCATCAAACCGAGCGTGTACTGCAAGTTCTCGGTCGGCGGCGTCTGCTGGCTGGTGATGCCGAACAGCGTCCTGAACTCGTTCACGTTCTGGTCACCAACCACGCTCGAGA